GGTGTAACTCTAAATAAAAATGATGAATAAATATCTATAACATTACGACAATGATTATCTAATGGAGTGTATGATAATCTTTTAAAGTATTCTGATTCAAGTTCTAATTGATATGCTTGTAAAAATTTACCATCTGAATATTCTTTGCCACCAAGATAACTTCTTATAAAGTATTCCCATCTAGGCATCATACCTTTATAAATATTATTTTGTAATTCTATATTTTCTCTACTGTATGGCATTATGAAAATCTTTTGGGTGTTGATTTTGGTAAGTTGGAAGTAATTGGAAATAAATAATCTATTGCGTAACCTATTGCATCAGTCATGTGATCGTAACCATTATTCTTTTCTGGTTGATTTGTACCCTCTTTATAGACTTGCTTCATTAAACTATTTATTAGTGTTTTACAAGAATGATCTACAAATAGAGATCGTTTTCCATCAAAACTTTTTAATTTTGAATTAACCGAGTTAATTCTGTCCCTTATTAAAGGGTGACTAGCTTTACATTTAACATTAAGACCAGCATTTTGCAATATAGTTAAGTCGGTTCTTCCACCAGCACTTGTTTTGCGTTGCCGACTAGCTGGATCAGGATATACAACTATCTTTTGTTTTGGGTACCTACTAAATAATTCATCAATAAATTCATCAGTATTAGAGCTGTAAATAACTATTTCATCAAATACTTCTACAATATTATTTTTAATGTGAAATAAACAAGCACTCATCGGATCAATATTAAAGTCCATTCCCAAGTGTATGATTGCATCTTTATCATACTTACATTCTTTAACATTTACCTCTCTGTCAAAGTTATAATAAACAACTCCAGCATAAGTTTCAAATGATGCTAAATATTCTTGTCTAAATGTTCTTTCATCTAAATCTTTTTTAGCTTGTTCTATTTCTGCTTGTTCTACTTGCCCACCTTCTAGCGTTGTGTATTTAAAAGACTTCCATTCTTTATCATCACCTAATCCTCTTTGATAAATGTTATAACTCCAGCTACCAAACCCTCTGGGTGTTCCAGTAAATAATACAGAACCATTTGCGTGTTTATCGGATATAGTTGGTCGCAACACTTCAGTCCACGCTTCTTCTGGTATGTCAGCAAACTCATCAAGCACTAAAAAATTTAATCCTACTCCTCTTAAATTGTCAGGTGATTTATCGGCACCTTTTAAACTTATTTGGCAACCATTTTTAAGTATTAATGTTAAATCAGATTCATTAGTGTATTTAACCCATCTACAATCTGTTACTTTTTTCTTTAAAGGTTTCCACATTATTTCTTTACTCATTCTGTAAGTTGGACTTACATAGAATATCTTTCCATTTTTATTTCTTGATGCAAACCTTAATAGTTCGTACATAGCTAAATGGGTTTTACCAAACCTTCTGCCAGTAATTAAAACTCTAAATCTATTTGGACAAGTATAAACAGCTTTTTGTGCCTCACTAAAAGACATTAATTTTTATTAATTAACTTTGCTCTTAATTGCATTATTTCAATGTTCTTAACTTTTAAATCTTTCTCTAAAAATGCAAGATGTCTTTTTAAATCATTAATTAATATATCTAGTTCTTGTGAGGTCTTTATTTCTTTATTAACCATTGACTTTGTTTTTTTGCGTCCACACATTTTATCCATCACTTATTTTTTTTATTCTGATATGTTCTTAAATATCTTCTGCCAAGTGCTACTGCTTCTGATTTGCTTTTACCTCTATAACCCCATACTTCAAGTGCTAGTTTTAACCTAGTTTTTCTACCCTTATCATCAAACAATCTGCCTCTGCTACTACCCATTCTCACAAGGAAACTTCCTTTGCGTCTATATTCACTTAAACTATCTGGTCTTGATTTAACTGGAGGCTTTAAATTGCTACCAGTAGCTCTATTAATTCTTGCTCTACCATAAGCTGATAATCCACCTTTTGAATTTTTAAATCTTTTAGTTATTCTTATCATATTTTTTCATACTAAAACTAACAGGTGCTTGTTTTTTAACTTTTAAATTATGCCTTTTCATTAACAGTTTAACAACACAATCGTTACAAGATTTAATGCGTTGTTCTAGTTTATTAACTATTGGTCTTAAACAAAAGATACATTTCATAATATATCATCAATAGGAAGTGGACTATAATCTTCTCCAACATTTTGATCGTTTTGTCCTAGTATTTGTTTTCCGAGCCAAATTAACATAGTTGTATTTCCCTTCATAGCGACATCAAATTGCTTCCTTCGTAGCTTTATTTTACCACTAGCTTTCCCTTTTGTTATTTCTGGTGAATAATTATTTGCTAAAGTATGTCTATCACACTTAAAGAAACTTGCCATTTCCTCTAAAGTACAATGATAACTAGCTAATGCAGTAACTTGCTCTTTGTCCAATACAACTGTTGGTCGTCCTGCTTTTTTCTTTTCTTCGTTTTCCATAATTAACCGATAATGTAATCGTGAATATGGGTATTATTACTTTTTAAGAGATTTGTAAAGGAAGTCCAATAAATCTTGGTTTTGATATAATATATGACAAACTCCATTACCGATTGAATTACATACTAATTCTTCGGCTTTAGCTGATAGTTCTAGTTTATATTCGTCATGTATTAAATGACAAATCTCGTGAATGATAGTGTTAATCATTTGAATATCATTCAATGATTTATCTAATGTTATTGTATTACTGTCTGAATCAAACTCACCAAATATTTTTTTCTTTGATGCTATTTCTTTATCAATAAAGTTAACATTTATAATCCTGCTTCCAAAGATTATTTGCTTCATTTTTTTCTTTTTCGTCTTAAATCAGTATCGTGTTTTCTTGAACCTTTTATAAAAGAATTTACTCTTGCCATAGCCCAAGCTGACATACTTACTCTAGGTCTTGAACCAGATGACAAAAATGCACCTTGTCCTCTACTATAAACTTTTTTTAATTGTGAAAGTGTAACTGATTTGTATTTTTTATCTTTTGCTCTTAAAGTTTTAAGTGTTTCTTTTGATAAAGCCATTATTTTACTCTTTGTTTAAACATTGATTTGGGTATTCTTTGCCCAGATTTATACATATTGCTCATACTTTTAATTAAAGTAGCTCTTTTTGATCTAGCAGAACCTTTTAACCCAGATAAATATATTTTAGGTAATTTTGTTTTTTTATCTTTTATTGTTTTTCTTCTTTTAACCATTATTTCTTTTTACTTGGCATTTTTTTAGGTTTATAAACTCTATAAGTGCCTTTTCCTTTTTGTGGGGTAATGAGTACACTTACTGATGTTGATGTAGTTTCATTAGCCATTATTTTTTCTTACTATTATATTTTTTGCCCTTCATCATTTTGCCACTAGGCATTTTATTATAACCTTTTTTGCTATTTTTCATTATATTTTATCCTTTATTTTGTTTATCATTCTTACTATCTCTATTCGGTATGTTTGTGAAGTAGAATAGTTACCTAATGTTTCTGCTAGTTTAATTGGATCTTTTGTTCTTTGTCTAAGGTTTCTAAATTCAGAATAATGATGATTGTTGTTTAATATTTTAATGTAATCTTTAGTTGATGCACATTTTGAATGATATGTTTTTATTCTCCAATTAATAGATGCGTCTTGTTTTAATGGCAGGATTCCGTTTTTAGACCAAACTCTTACTCCAAATAAAGCATTACCTTCCTTAGCAAACCTACTTGTTCCATAATCAGATTCAACAATGGCTTGTGCTATTATTAATAATGTTGGTATTTGTTCCTGCTTGTTTAAATCAATATTAATGTAAGCTACACATTTTTTCATTGAGTCTATGAATTTGTCGCTGGAACTTGTGTCTATCTTGGGTTCGTAGAATGAACCTATTGCTTTGATATGTTTTATTGTTTCTTGCCTGATCTTCTCCTTGACGAGATCATTAGGAAAAAATGTTCCTACAAAAAATACAGAAAATAGGAATAAAACTATAATAATATAGTCATAGAGTTTCCCACTTAATAATTTGATATTCATTATTTTTAAGGTTGTGACAACCTTCCAGCTTTACAGCTTATCTTTAGTTAATCTTCGTCAGATTCTTCATCATCTGAAAAATCATCTTCTTCAATTTCATCAGATTCATCATAAGTTTCTTCTGACTCCATTTCTTCAAGGTGATCTTCCAGCATTTCTCTCAAGGCATCTAGTTCTTGATTTACTTTGTCTTGTATTTTTTCAAGTTTAGTTATAACTTTCTCTATTTTCATAACTATTACTCCTTTGTGGGTTAGAGTTTTCCTCAATAGATTAATCAATTATCTATTGCAATATATATTTATTAAAATGATTTGAGATAAGTGTATATACACAATAAGTTGTTGTTTTTTATAACTTATTTATTAAATCTCTAATTTCTTTAGACTTAATTTCACTTCCAACTTGAGTTAATTTCATTCCATAATTGTTTGGTTTCATATTTTTCCAATCAATATCATCTCTACGAATTAATTGCGTATCAAATTTTTTCCATTGATGAGCCACAATATGTTGTGGTCTTTTAAATCTTCTGTCGGTTTTTACTACTCTTGGCCACATTCGTTCTAAAGCCCTAGCCATTTTTAATCTACCATCACCTTTATAAAGTTCATCAGCATTTCCACCTTTCATTGTCATTGTTGCCATTTTATCAATTAAAAATACATTTATTAAAACAGTACAAAGTCCACCAGATAAAACCTGCAAACATAAATCAGTATCTTCATTATATCTGCCACGCCATCTGTAAGGCAATTTATTGTCTATAAGCAAAGTAGAATAAACATGAACATTTAAATAAAATGGTGGAATAACATTAATTGCAAAACAAGTATAATTTAGTCCTGATATTCCTACATTAGTATATCTGTCAGTAAAGTCCTCAGTAACTATAAATGCTTTATTAGAATTACATTTTAATCTTTTGCCATGATGTAATCTTCTAACGCATCTAATATTGTCATCTAATATCCAATGTCTTTTATGTCCCTCTTTAATAGAATGTTCCCAGCACCAATTTCTAGCAGGAATGGAACCTAATCCTAAATTTTGAAATGGTAATGTTAAAACTCTTTGTTCTCCGAACCTTGCCACATATTCAATTTTTTCTTGTGGTTCTACAACAAGTTTAAAATCAACTTTATCTTCAACTAAAAATTTTGCTGTTAAACAATTTTCATATCTACCCTTAGAAATAACATAAATAGGGTATCTGGGTTTATTCATACTTAACTGATTTTAAATCCTCTTTTTCTTTTAGTGGCCACCAAACACTCCAAGTTCTACCTTTTTCTTTGCCTTGTGGAATTTTAGCCATATTACAAAATTCGTTTCTATCTTGTTCTGTTTTAAAAATTATTGTGTATTTAATATAATGGTCCTTGGGAACATAATCTGGCATACCAACCCATTCGGCTGCCTCGTTAATATCATTAATTTCGTGCTGTGGTCTAGTTACCATAACTAAATTAGCTAACATCATTTTGTCATAACCAGTACCAGATAAACCATCTTTATCTTTAACCTCTTTTAATAGTTCGCTTAACTTACGATCATCAATTTCTGCAAGTTTTCCTATTTCGTTATTGCCAGTTAAAATCTTTAATGCTTGTGGACTATCAGATTTAATATCTAGTTTAATTACTGGAACTTCTTTTAATTTAAGTTTGTGACAAGCAGATACAACTCCATGCCCATCTAAAATAGTATAATCTTTTGCAACAACTACATTTCTGTAAAAACCATGTTGTTTAATAGAATTGGCTAAATGTTCTAATTGATCGTCTAAATGGACTTTATAATGTTTAGGGTGTGGTTTTAAATCAATTAATTGTACTGGTTCTGCTTTTGTTCCAAGAAAAGAATCAACGATTGGATCTGAGTCTCTTAATATATTATCTAATTCTTTTTCATCAAACCCAAAGTTTAGTAATTCAGAATTATAATCTTTTAAATCATCTATTTCTATGTTTAATAAATCTTTGTCCCACTCATTATCTTCATTTAATCTATTATCTACAATCCTATATGCTTTAGCTTGTTGTTCTGTAAGATCTGCAATTAATACTGGAACTTTTTCTAATCCTAATTGCTTACTAGCTTGAAAGCGAGTGTGTCCGACAATTATAATATTGTTTTTATCTACTACAATAGGTTGTTGAAAGCCAAACTCTGCGATTGACTTGGCAACTTTATCAACATTTTTAATTTTTCTTGGATTATTGTTATAAGGTTTTATCTCATTAAGTGATAAATATTGAATCTTTGTATTTTGTATTAATTGGTTAAGGTTTTCTTTTTTCATCTGCTTCCTTTAGTTTCATTAACACATATTGCTCTAAAGCATCTGAACTTAAATTAGTTCTTGCCATTTGAAATTCGTCTTTGGGTTTTTTATCTTTTAATGCTTGGTAAAGTTTTTTAAGTTTAGGTTTAACAATATCAACTTTCATATTTCTTTCTTACCCTTTCCAAAACTTTATTAAATAAAGTCTTATGTTGGTCCCTTACATCTTTACAGTCTTTATAAATTGCGAACCAAGATTTTTTAAATTCTTTTCCTATTGCCTCGTAACTCATATTAGTTAGTTCTTTAATTATAGACATAGCAATTTTTTTATGTGGTATATAAAAATATTCTCTTTGAGAGTAAAGCGAATTATCACACATTACCTTTTGCGTTAGTTTTAGTATATTGTCTATATTCATCAAAAAATCCTTTTGGCAAAGATTGAATCTTTTTACAAGGACTCACTTTGCAAATCATTTCAGATATGTATATAGGATTTATACAGTATTTAAAATAGAATTTATTCTCGCCAATTAAATGTTGTTCGGCATGATGTTGTATGCACAATGGGACACAAAAAGCATCATTACGAACTGCCATTCCTACATTTCCATACTTTGGAATAGATCTAATATGGGCACATTGGACATTTGGTGACTTACAAATAATGCAACTATAAGATGCTACAAATCGTCTATGTTTTTCTGATTTGATTATTTTTACCTTCCTAATTTGCATTTATCTTTTTATTCTTTTTTTGGCTTTTCTAGCAACTGATAAAGCTATTGCAACAGATTGACTTCTTGTTTTTCCAGCTTTCATCTCTCTGCGAATATTTTTGCCGATGCTCTTGGAACTATAACCTTTTATTAAAGGCATTTAAACCTCATTAGTGATTCGGATTTTACGCCCTAGATTCGCAGGGAAGGCACTGCAAAAATAGGGCAAACCATATATATATGCTAAGTGGTTGAATCTAAATATATATTTATTTTATGATATGTTCATAGATTGGTATCTTTTCAGCGAAAATCAATTTAGTTCTCTTAACTATTAATAGTTAATAATTAAATAGTTTAAATATATATAAATAGATTATTTAATAGTTAATAGTTAATAGTTAATAATAACAAACATAAAGGGAAAATATGTTAGAAGAAATAAAAAAGACTATAAATAATGTTCTTAAAAACCAAGAGCTTATTTCCAAGTATAAAGCACAAAAACTACCTACTAATTTATTCCAAGCTAATCTAAATTTACAGTTATGGAAATTAGCTAATTATCAACAATTTTATGATAATTTACTACAACAAGCATTAAATGAATTAAATGTAGTTATTTTGCCTAATTCAAAATTAGAAAAATTTAATCCTATTAACCACGAAAAAATTGCTTAATGTTAAAAGATAAAAACAAATTTAGTGATCGTGATTTGTGGGTATTAGAAAAACCAGATTATTTTTCTGTTATACACTATCGCAATAAAATTAGACATAATGTTTCTTGTTATAAAGAAGCATTAAAATTGGCTAGAAAAATTGGTGACTGTTGGCAGAACCAATGTTTAGTTTATGCTGTTAGAGATTCAGCACAAATTAATCTTAATCATAGAAAAATCTACAAACAAACTAACTAAAGGGAAAAATGACAAAACTAGAACAAATAGAAAAACTTAAAGAAGAACTTTTTGAAACAAATGTTTATTCTTTAGAATATGTTGCTTTATTAGATAAAATAATAGTTATGCAATACGAATATAATTCAGATGAAAATTGCAGTTATTATTATAAATCTTTACCAGAAACAAAACACAAAGCTAGATGCAGAAATGATGAAAGTTACAATGAGGCATTTGGTGGAAAAAAAGTGTATAATTATTGTGGTTACGCAATCTAACAAAAGGGGAAATATGAAAAAACAAATATATAAAGACTACACCATTAAACAACGCAAAGAAGTAATTGGTGGTGGATTTATGACAATGATTACTTATGATGTTTTTAAAGAAAAAACTCATATTTGTCATGTACTCACAGTTGCTCAAGGTAAAGAAAAAATAGATCAATTAACCAATGGAGTTATTTAATGAGAAATATAACTTGGAACAATAAAGAATATCCTATTCCTTTTGCTGTAAATTTAGAATGGGATAATGGCAAGATGATTAAAGTTAATAATCGTTTTGGTGGTGCTAGTTGTGAACTGCCTTGGTTCGCTGTGGCAATTTACGATATGATTATGGGTGCTGAACTTCTTAGTGAATGGGAAGATCACGCAAATGGTTTGGATTGGTTTAGAGAACACTTTCCAAAAGAGTATATGGTACTGTTGGATTGATTATGTATATTATTGATTTAAAAGACAGAACTGTTGCAGAATTTACCAAACAAGAAGTTAATGGTTTCGCAATATTTCAAGAAAAAAATAAGAAAAATAAAGATTGGAAAGATAGATTCATAGTTATTAAAGATAAAATTGAAGCTAAAAAACTAATCTTAAAATTAATAAAGAAAGGTTTTTAAATGAAAATAAGAGAAATGTTAAAAATACAACAAGCGTTTGAAAACAATACTACACCAACTGATTTAACTGATGAAGATATTGTGTATTGGTCTAAATCTAAAAATGAACATATTAAAGTTTTAGATTTAGATTTTCATCATCTATTAAGAATAATGTTTAGATATTTACAAGATGAAAGATACCTTTTAGATGCACAAAGAAAATTAGATATTTCCAGATCTCTTGGAAAGATATTAAATGAAATTAGTGAAATACAAAAAGGCATAAATGACTAAACCTAAATTTACTTTAGCTTTAGAATATTTTAAAAAGTATAAAGAAGCCACAAATGAAAAAGATAAACAGTTTTATCATAGTCAATATATGAATGAATTGTTTAGAGTAGATCAACTATATGCTGAAGATGAGAAAAAAAATAAAAAAGGAAATTAATATGATTTGCACAATGACTGATACAGAAATGAAGTTAATGGTGGCTTGTTTAGAATTTAAAATACAAGATAAAATAGATAATGACCTAGATACAGTTATAGATCTACAAACTCTTTTAAAAAAACTTAACATAATGATTGAAAGACAAACACCCTATGTATGAACTTATGTCGGATATTGGTTTTTGGTACTTTGTGTTGGCAGTAATATTAACCTTAATTGTATGGAACATTAAATGAATAGAGAAACTAAAGATGGAATAGGATTTGTTATCACAGCTATATTGCTGGGTGCAAGTATAATATTAATACATTTTGCAATTAATTAGCTATGAAAGTAAAGGTTAGTCGTGATATTCTGGTTAGTTGTGCTGATTTAATAAAAAACTATTTTTTGGTGATGGAATTTTCTGGATCTAAAATAAGTAGTTATGACAAAGCGATTTACAATGCTTTAAAAGATATTATAAATAACAATAATAAGGGAAAAAAAAATGAACATATTTCATCTTGATAAGAACCCAGAAATTTGTGCAAGTTATCATTGTGACAAACATGTTGTTAAAATGATTTTAGAAACTGCACAAATGTTATGTACTGCCTACCAAAGACATTTTGGTAATAATGAAAAACTTTATAAACCAGCATATCCTAAACACCCTATGACTTTGTGGGTAGGCAATTCAAAAGAAAACTTTTTATGGTCCTTAGATTTATTAAAATATCTACTTGACCAATACACACTTAGATATAAAAAAATTCATTCATCAGATCGTATTTATAAACTATTAACATCTTTAGATATTACTGATTTTGTTTCTATTGGATTTACTAATCCCCCATTATGTATGCCAGATATTTATAAATCTAATGATTATGTTTTATCTTATAAGAAATATTATATAAATGAGAAAAAGCGATTCGCAAAATATACACTTGTTGAAACGCCAAATTTTATGATGGTATGACAAAACAATCTTTATCAGAAAAACTTGGTCAAAGTGTTTTTGCTGAAAAACTTAGACAAGCGATTAAGGAAGCAGAGTTAAAAAAAGAAAAAAAACAACTAGAGAAGGCAAATGAAAAAAATAAAAAAGGATAAGTTTTACGCATTAGTAATTATAAAAGATTTAATTGAAAACCATAGATTTGAAACATTAATAGACTATGTGCTATTAAGTTGGAAGTCTTATCCTCAATTAAAGCAACGAGAAATACTCAACGCAATAACTATTGAGTATATAAATAAAAACAACAAAAGGGAAAAAAATGAAAAAAATAATATTGTTAAGTTTCATTCTCATAAACTTAACTAATTGCAGTTATAAACCTATCATAGATAGTTCTGGTAGGTCTGGTACATTTCCAAATAGTAAAGCTGAGGAACTGACTAATGATATTCAACATTGTAAAATGTTAGCTGAATCAAGTTTATCTGGTGCAGATGAAGTTGCTTCTTGGTTAAACAACAATGTTTTAAGAGTTTGGACTTTAGGCATTACTCCTAAAGAGGAACGCACTAGAGAAAATTATACAAGACGATGCTTACAAGGCAGAGGCCATTCAGTTATTAACTAGGAGAAAATATGAAAACAGTAAAAGATGAAATAAAAAGATTGTATGATTTAAGTCAAAATCGTAACTGGGCTAGATATAATTGTTCTAGTGAAGCTGGTTATTATTACACTCTTTGTGATGTTAAAAATAAAGATATGTCTTTAGAAGATTTTTATAAAGAATATCCTTATTACAACCCAGATATAAATTCTGCATACTGGCAACAACAACATACAAGATGGAAGGAATTATGGAACGAAAAGAACTAAATAAACTAATAGGAAAAAATATTAGGTGGTTAAGAAAAAACACTAGTATTTTTGTTAAAGGCAAAAAGACAATATTAAATCAAACTTATTTAGGAAAATTTTTAGGTATTATTCCACAACAAATAAGTAAATTTGAGATTGGTAAAAATGAGCTTGGTGCTGTGCAGGTTTATCAATATTCTAAATTCTTTAATATACCAATAGATACTTTATACGAAAAAGATTTGGTAAATCAAAAGTATAATAAAGAGGTAGTTATTAAAGACGAATATTTATATCAGCTAACTGGAACATTAACAAAGAATTGGCCTTATGCTTAGTTTTATATTTATTTTGGTATTATTTATTGTGCTATTATATATTATAAAACGAATCAATTAAACAAAGGGAAAATAAAATGGAAGAACATAGACTAAAGTACAAAGACAATACAGAAGAAATTTTGTATTTTGATCCGATACCTCATAAGTATTATTGGAACGAACAAGAACTACCATCAGCGACTGGCATAACTAAGGTATTAACAAACGCAACTATAATCGGCAACTGGACAAGCAAAATGTGCAGTGAGGAATTTTTAAAATT